GATGGGATGTTACACGACGATTGTGTAGAAGCTATCAGAGAATTAGCTCTGAAATTTGAATGGAAATAATTCTCGAATAGTGTGCGTGCGGGCACACTATAACGTGTGGAGATATTAATATGAGAGATATTCAATTGGTTTTGGAGAGCTGGGGTGGCTGGGCGTCAGGGGGTAATAGTGGGGTAGATTACTCACCAATCGCTGCAGGGTTTAAGGGGCTTATCCCGCAAACGGGAAAATCGCGACTGTCATGTTGTGATGATGACGGACTGGTCATTGAGGGTTGTATGGCTCAGTTAAAGCGCCGGCGGCCTGACGAGTATCAGTTGGTCGTGCTGCACTACATCTTCAACATGCAGAAACGTGCGATCGCCAGGTCATTCAAGAAGGACGAGAAGCTGATCAGGATAGGACTTCAGATGGGGGAAAACTTCATTGAAGGGTGTCTGTCCATGCTGGATATACGGCTTGAGATGGACCCTGAAACCGAGCGTGAAAATATTTATGAAAAACCCCTAACGCGGTCCGCAAATTGTGTTTTAGTCTGATAAGAGTGGTTACGCAGTCACGTAGCTTATCCAATTAAAAACCTCGCTTCGGCGGGGTTTTATCGTTTTCAGCCCCAGCCAACATCCGACACACACCTGGCACACCCCGTATCGCCAAATCGTTTACGGCTGGTGGCTGAACCTAATCACTTGGAGATGACCATGAAGGTAACTATCGAGACGCCGGAAGGCGTTATCTGGATGCGTGACGCTGGAACAGGTGAAGGTATGGCGTCGAGAGGCTACATGAAGGACGGCACGCAGCAGAAGATCATTGCCGCCCTTGAAGAAGCACTCTTTCAGGCTAAAGGTCAGGCCGGGTTAGCTGATTATGATGCAGAACACGATGGCGGCTAGTCTTTATCCAATCCAGACCAACGTCTAGTGCCATCCGATTTTGTAACCAGAATCGCAGGGTTAACTTTGATTTTCTTTGCGGTATCCCTTGCTAGATCACGTACAAATTCCGTCGTTTTATCACCCGTGTATGAATATTCAGCATCAGGAAGGTGGTAAACCTCTCCTGAACTGGTGGTGATTGTTCTCGAGAAGCCAGCCGCTTCCATTCTTTGGTGTAGGTTTTCATAGTCATCTGAGTCTGCATTATGCAGCTCAACGCGAACGGTGAACAATGCCATGTATATTTCCTTCTTGGCTGTGCGAGAACTACTAAGATACCACTGCCGCTTACGGTGGAAAAATAACAGGCAAATTATTCAGATGCTGAGCTAAAACACTAATTTACCGTTGAGCATTGTGTAATAAGAAAAGCCTCATCCGGCGCTACGTTACGGTAGGTATTCAGTAACAACAGAAGGTGTACCTACCAGTAATGCTAGCAACATGACAATGCCAATTGATATTGCTGCAGCTAAGTCGTGTTTCATGGTCTGATCCCTGATTGCAAAAGGTACAACGCAGCGAACTCTATTGGTTCGATTTTTGTCGATAGCTCAGAATGACAATTCAGATGAAAAAGCCCGCGAGTGCGGGCATGAGAAGCCATTCCGGTGTTTTAAGTGTTACAAGGAGGTCATGAGGGATTGCTTACCCTTGATGACAATTTCAACTTAGGATTATTCTTGAATTGGGGCAAGTTTAAAAGATACCTCTCATGCTACTTTGAGATAAACCTCATAAAAAAACCCGCACAGCGGCGGGTTGAAAGGATGATAGCTACAGGATTTTTATGTAGACGATGAGGTGCTGTGTGTGTCGTCTTTTGGCGACACTACAACAATGTTTTTAAGCGGGCAAGCCGATTTCCCAAAAAGTAAGAAAATTCTGTAATTCGGCGTTATACCGAGTAGATAACGTAATTCTAGTGTGTTTTTAGTCAATCTTACGGGTGTTCATATGCACGAGTATGTGATTGAATAGAATGATAATGTTGCTGTGTTTTTTATGAATGCTACTCATCAGACGGAGGTGCTCATCTGATACTCGTTATCTAATCCCCCCGGATTATGAGAGTGCCTCCCTCGATGAGACGCTGCACAAAACGGAGCGCAACGGAAAGAGTGCTTGAGTTCTTCAACGAGCCATTGGCATAGCAATAGTACTCTTTTCGTTGTGGTGAATTGCAGTCCTCCGAGACAAGCCGAAGACAAGCACCGGCCGCCACAACCCCCAAAAAGCCCTGGCTAATCACCAGGGTTTTTACATTCCAACCCCAGTCAACATCGACACACACTTGGCATATCCATATTGCCTACGAGTTTAGGGCTGATGGCTGAACCTTATTTTCTATAATTACTGTTCTGCGTTGTGCGACCTTCGAGACAACTGGCACCATGTGATGCTTGGCTTCTAAATTGATAATGTTGATGTGCTGTATATATATACAGTATCAATGACAAGGAGCCTCACATGGCAAATCTGATTATTAGCGAAAACAACGACATTACTTTGACCCCAGAGCAAGCTAAAGCTCTTACTAAAGTTGAAGTCGCAGGGCAGTTTGAAAATGCTGTCCTGCTGAACAAATACCTTGGCCGTATGTCTGTTCCAATGGAACCAGGTACTGAATTCGATGAGGTACTGAACACCGTACCTGCATATTCGCTGGCCATCTCTGTCGAAGGACGTTGTTTTTCTGGTGTAGGTGCTCCGACGGTATCAGCAGCAGGAGACACCTGGGAATTCAAGTATCCATTTTACTTGCTTGAAAGTTACGCCGACCAAGTAATTACTCAACATATTCCGGTTGCGCAACCGGCATAACCAAAATAAATCAATCCCGGCTTATGTCGGGATTTTTACTTTTATCACCCGGTACCGGGACAGAGCCCCGGAAGGGGGAGGTATGAGAATCATGCCGGAGAAAATCACCACATTCATTTCTTACTGCACCTCTGCAACGCTGGTGTGTGGAGGCAGCATTTTGCAATGGCTACATGACCTCGACTGGAATCAGGTTGCGGTAGTGGGCGGTTTCGTGATCGGTGCGATAACTGCCGTGATGAACTTCTATTTCAAAAGTCGCCAGACAAAGGCCTATGAGAAGGCCCTTAAAGCTGGATATGTCACACCACCGCCAGCGGAGGACTAAGGATGGCATTCACCGCTTCGTTAAAGAAAAAACTCAGCGCAGCTTTTGCTGGTGGAGCCATGGCGTTTGCCGCGGTGCTCATTCCTTCACTCGAAGGCGTGGAGTACAAGCCATACAGTGATGTAGTCGGCGTGCTGACGGTCTGCTACGGGCACACTGGCGCTGACATCATACCCACCAAGACCTACACCCCCGCTGAATGCAAAGACCTGCTGGATAAAGACCTGGTGCCTTTTGCTCGTTCTGTAGAACGGTCGGTGAAAGTGCCAGCGAGCGAATACCAGAAAGCCGCACTTATCAGCTTTAGCTATAACGTCGGCGTCAAAGCCTTCGAGTCTTCCACTCTGCTGAAAAAACTCAATGCGGGGGATAGTGCCGGTGCCTGTGATGAAATGCGCCGCTGGAATAAAGCCGGAGGAAAGGTCTGGAAGGGGCTGATTAACCGGCGAGAGGTGGAGCGTGAGATCTGCAACTGGGGCCAGAAATGAACCGGGTTACCGCAGTTATAGCCGCTGTATTGCTACTCATCTTCATCGCTCTGGCATGGCTGGCGTTTCACTTTCACGGTAACGCGGTAAAGGCTGGTGAGCAGGTTAAGGAGCAGAAAAAGACGCTGACGCAGCAGTCAGGACTGATTGCCACCATGCAGGAACAGGACGCCCGTAACCGCACGCTGATGGCAGAACAACAAAAGAATAATCAGCAACTGCGCCAGCAGGGGGAAACGTACCAGAGGAAATTACGCGATGCACTTAAAAACGATAAATGTGGCAATAGTCCTATGCCTGCCGCTGTTATTGACCTCCTGCAGCAAAACGCTTCCACCGGCACCGCAACAGGTCGTGCTGTTACCCCCTGAATCCGTATTCATCCCATGCGAGAAACCGCAGCTGCAGGGAGACACCTGGGGCGATGCACTCAACTACACGCTGGCACTGCAAACAGCTTTATCAATCTGCGCCGGCCAGGTAGAGACGCTCAACGCTTGGAGACTTGGGATGGCGGATAGATAGATTTTTAAATTTTAGTGTGAAA